TCAAACTCAATCTTTGCAACATCTGACGGATATCGTTGGAAGTATATGTACTCATTAACATCTGCTGAAACTCTTAACTTTATGTCAACAGACTTCATTCATTGTTCAACTGACTCTACTGTATCATCCGCTGCCGTTGATGGTGCATTAGATACTGCATTGATTGTTGCTGGTGGTTCTAGTTATACTGTTTCTTCAGGTTCAACAATTTCTGCAATCCCTATTCGTGGTGATGGTTCATCTGGAGTTGCTTCAGTAACAATCACTTCTGGCGCTGTTTCGGCCGTTTCTATTACAACTGCTGGGACAGGATACACTTATGCATATATTCGAAGTGCAGATATTATTACTGCTACAAATGCTGGTGGTGCTGGTTCTGGTGCAAACATTAATGTAATCATTCCACCTAAAGGTGGTCATGGTTCAGATGCACTTAAAGAATTGGGCGCTTTCTATGTAATGATGAACAAATCACTTGTTGGTGTTGAAGGAACATCTGATATTGGCGTTGGTAACGACTTTAGAAGAATTGGTCTTGTAAGAAATCCATACAACTTTGGAACAACAACAGTTGCAAGTGCAAGTACTAGACGACAAATCTATGCTGCTGTATTCTCATCTGTATCAGGAACATTTGCTGCTGATGAAGAAATTAATCAGGCAACTACTGGCGCTGTTGGTAAAGTGGTAGAGTATGATGCAACAAATAAATTACTATACTGGGTTCAAACACGATTCCCAGATGTTGGAACAGACTCAGATGGTAATGCAACTGCATTTAGTGGTGCAAACGCAATCACAGGACAAACATCAAGCGCAGCTGCAACACCATTAACAAGTAGTTCAACTGATGTGAATGGTGTATCAATCACATCTGGATATTCAACACCAGAACTTGCATCCGACTCAGGAGATATACTTTATGTTGAAGAAAGAAGTCCTATCACAAGGGCGTCTGACCAGACAGAAAATATTAAATTAATTATAGAATTTTAAATAAAGGAATACCATGGCATCTAAAACTGATTTTAATGTTAGTCCTTATTATGACGACTATGCAGACTCTAAAAAGTTTCATAGAGTTATGTATCGACCAGCTTATGCTGTTCAAGCAAGAGAACTAACAACACAACAATCCATAACCCAAAATCAAATTGAGAAATTTGCTGACCATATGTTTGAGCACGGCGCAATGGTTATTCCTGGTCAAATTGAACCGGATTTTCATTACAATGCTGTAAAATTAACTTCGTTTAACGGAACACTAACAAATTATAACGGCAATACTTTAACTGGTGGCACATCTGGTGTTGTTGCTGATGTTGTAAATGTTGTTGCAACAGACGGTACTGACCCTGATACTTTATTTGTAAAATATAGAAATTCAGGAACAGATAACGCTAGTTCTGGGTTTACTGATGGCGAAACATTAACTAGTGGACATTCATCTGCTTCAACAGCAGTTTGTTCAACAACGGCACAAGGTGCTGCCGTTAAGATAGAAGCTGGTACTTACTACATTAATGGTTTCTTTGTCGGCGTAACTGAACAAACTTTAATATTAGACAAATACACGAATACTCCAAGTTATCGTATTGGTTTAACAATATCAGAAACTTTTGTTACATCAACAGATGACACATCCTTATTAGACAATGCGACTGGTTCATCAAACGCAAACGCAACTGGTGCTCATAGATTTAAAATTGACTTAACGCTTACCAAACTCTCACTCAGCTCAACAGCTGATGCTAGTTTTGTTGAATTGTTACGAGTAAACAACGGTTCAGTAGTTAATAAAGTTTCTTCAACAGACTACTCGGTATTAGAAGATACCCTTGCAAGAAGAACATTTGACGAGAGTGGTGATTATGTTGTTCGTAATTTTGACTTAGACCCAAGAGAACATTTATCATCAGGAACAAATCGTGGTATCTATGCCGCTGATTCAACTTCAGTTGATGGCAATGTTGCAAGTGAATCTAAGTTGGCGTTAGGACTTTCGCAAGGCAAGGCATATGTTAAAGGCTATGAAATTGCAAAACACGGAACAACTTACATTGATTTAGATAAGGCGAGAGATTTTGATACTGCAAGTGGTATTGTAACTAGATTTGGTCAACTACCATATGTAAATGTTACAAATATGTACGGCACGCCAGATGTTGGATTCGTGAGTGGTGAAACAGAAGCATTTAAAGCAGTTCGATTAGTAGATACAGAACATGCAACAAGAGGAACAGTACAAGTAAATGGCGATGGTACTGTTTATGATATTGGTCGTGCAAAAACTAGAGGTATAGAATATAGCGCTGGTACTATAGGTTCTACTTATTTTCTGTCCTCATCAGGCGTAACAACCAACACATACAAACAATATCTTTTTGATACTGTTATGTTTGCTCACATCAACTGTGTGGGTGCTATGTCGGGCGCTTTAACGGCTGGCGATACATTAACAGGCGGAACTTCAGGCGCAACCGGTATTGTTGAGGATGTTACAACAGTCGGTTCAGCAGTAATTACAGGGGCAACATCTGCTAATCCTGTAGTTGTAACTTGTTCGGGTGGTCATACCTTTAAAGAAGGGCAACAATTAACAATTTCTGGTGTTTCTGGTATAACAGACATTAACGCAACTTGGACTTGTAAAGACCCAACTGCTACAACATTTAAATTATTTCAGGCATCAACTTCTGCAATCGGTGATTCGGGAACACAACCTGCAACGGTTAACGGTACTGGATATAGTTCTTTTTCTGGTTCTGGTGGAGTTGCAAAACATGATGTCATAGTTCTTTCAAATGTAAAAGGAGAATTTACTGACGGAGAAACAATTACTGCGCCAACTAATTCAAGAGAAGGAACAGTTCAGTATAGTGCTTACAGAGCAAAAGGGTTTGTACAAAAAGAATTTAATCAAACTAAAGGTATTTCAATGGCGGGCAGTCCAACATATACTGCTGATGTTGACTTAACTTCAACTTATGGTTCTCATAAAACAATGACAGGTTCTATTACTGTCGCTAATAGTACAACAGCAGTTTATGGATTTGGAACACGATTTACTTCTGAATTAAAAATTGGTGATGAAATCACTTGGACAACTGATGCTAATGCAACTGTAACAAAAATTGTAGAAAGTATTGCTTCAGACACACAATTAGAAATTACTGCTACTTCTGCTGTATCAACAAAAGTAGGTTTTGTTCGTAAAAGAACAAAAATTCAATCACCAACTAATGACTCGTTGTTATTTAAGTTACCACATGATGTAGTTAAGACACTATTGACAGAAGATAACTCTAATGTTAGTGATACAAGTTTCAAGATAAGGAGGCAATTTGCTGCGACCGTAACTTCTGGAACATTTACATTAACTGCTGGTACAAACGAAATATTTTCAGCACACTCAGAGGAAGATTTTATTATGTCTGTAACGGGTGCTGGCGCATCAGCAGGTGCTGTTGGAGATGTTTTAACTGCTTCAACTGGTTATGCTCTTGGTGGTACTCCGACAGGAAAAACTCTAACAGTAACATTACCTACCACTTTCAATAGTGCTACCGTCAAGGTTCTTGCTACTATTTCTGCTTCAGTTGTTGGTGCAAAAACTAAAACTGCTGTAGAAGATGCAACAAATACAGATTACAACACATCAGCTCTTGCAACAAAAAATGAACTTAACTTAAAATATGCTGATGTATATTCAGTTGCTAGTGTTCATATGGCCGCTGATTTTAGTACAGCCGCAACAACAAGTGATGTGGATATCTCAAACAGATTTGATTTAGATACTGGACAAAGAGATAACTTCTATGATGTTGGTCGTCTAGTAAGAAAGGCGGGTTCTATAAACCCAACAGGAAGATTACTTATTACATTCAGTTATTATACACATGGCGCTGGAAACTTCTTTAGTGTAGATAGTTATTCTGGTATAGACTATGGTGATATACCTTATTATACTTCTGATGTTACAGGAGAAAAATTTGATTTAAGAGATTGTTTAGATTTCAGGCCAAGGGTTGATAATGCCTCAACAATTAATGCTGGTACTCAAGATAGGAGTTTTGACGGCACAGGCGCTTCAGTAATCGAAATGGCTAAAATCAATGCAGACATTACTTCTGACTTAGAATTTTATTTAAGTCGTAGAGATAAAGTCTTTATGGCATCTAATGGTGAATTCAAAGTTATTTCTGGCGCACCGGCAGTTGAACCTCTCGAGCCTGAAGGTATTGCAGATGCTATGTTATTGTATAAGATGTTTGTGCCTGCATACACTTTCAAGACAAGTGATATTTTGATTCGACCTCAAGATAATAGACGATATACAATGAGAGATATTGGTCGTATCGAAAAGCGATTAGAAAATGTCGAATATTATACTCAATTATCTTTACTAGAATCAGAAGCACAGAATATGCAAATACAAGATGCTGATGGTTTTGATAGATTCAAAAATGGTATCATAGTAGACAACTTTACAGGACACGGAATTGCTGATGTAACTGATACAGACTATTCAGTTTCAATGGATATGGCAAACGGAGAATTGCGCCCTGCATTCCATCAAGACAATGTAAATTTAATAGAAGCTGATAGTTTGTTAGCAAATAGTACGGAGATGTCTGACGCAATTAGAACAACTAACGGTTATCAAAAGACAGGCGATTTAATTACACTACCATATACAAGCGTTTCTTATGCAGAACAACCGTATGCGAGTACAACAGTTAATTTACAACCATTTAATGTAATTGATTATGTAGGAACAATGACACTTAGTCCAGATATGGATGAGTGGATGGCAACTGAAACATTGCCTGAGTTGACAGTTGATATGCCTGGAACATTCGATACTTTAACAGACCTTGCCGCTCAAGGAGTATTAGACTTAAATCTTGGTACTGTTTGGAATAACTGGAACGATACTTGGTCGGGCTCGGTTTCTGAAGTTAATAGGACAACAGAACAAGCAGGTGGTTGGGGTTGGCGAAATAGGCGCACAACAATCACAACAGAACAACGAGTTGGCCAACAGCGCTCTGGTGTTCGTACAGGATTAATTCCAAATGCCGTAAGAACAAGTTTTGGTGATAGAGTAGTGAGTGTTGCATTTGCACCATTTATTAGAGAAAAGACTATTACATTTACTAGTAAAGATATGAAGCCTTTGACAAGAGTTTATCCTTTCTTTGATGGTATTGATGTTTCTGCTTATGTAACTCCAACAGGAAGTAGTGCAGGTGCGGCTTTGACAACGAACTCTGAAGGAGAGGCGACAGGAACTTTTGCAATTCCTGATGCAGCTGATTCAAGTAAACCGAAATGGAGAACAGGAAGTAGAGCGTTTAGATTGACGAGTCATCCAACAAATAGTTTAGTAGGCGATGTGTTTACTTCGTCTGAAACAGCTTATGTGGCAAAAGGATTAATACAACAAGTTCAAGAAACTGTTGTTTCTACTAGAGAGCCTCAAGTTTCAAGAGAAGATGTGTCTGAGGACCAAACGATAACAAGAACAAATATTAATGTAACCAACACAATGGTACATGTCAACAGGCCTCCACATAGACATCCAAACAGGGATCCTGTTGCACAATCATTCTTTGTTGATTCTAGCAATGGTATGTTTATTACAAGTGTTCAATTGTACTTTTCTAGTAAATCAAGTGCAACACCAGTACAAGTTCAAATAAGAACAATGGCTAATGGCTATCCAACGCAAACAATTGTTCCGTTTGGCCAAGTCTTTGTAGACGCCGCTGATGTAAACACTTCATCTGATGCTTCTGAGGCAACAACATTTACATTCCCAAGTCCTGTATTCTTAAAAGAAAATACTGAATATTGTTTTGTTGCAAAATCAAATGACGACACATATACAATTTATACTGCGAAGATGGGACAAAAAACACTAGATGGTGATAGATTAATTTCTAAACAACCGTACTTTGGTGGAATGTTTAAATCGCAAAACGGAAGTACTTGGACTGCTGAACAAAATGAAGATGTTAAGTTTATTATTAATCGTGCTCAATTTACAACGGCAACGACTGGTACAGTAGTTCTTGTAAATGATGAAGTTCCTGTTAAGACTTTAAAACAGAATCCACTTACAACAACTAGTGGTTCTACTACGGTTACTGTTCATCATCCAAATCATGGTATGCATAGTACATCTGCTAATGTTACAATCGCAGGCGTTCCTTCAGGCTCACACAATGGTATTGCACACACAAACCTTAATGGCACATATACTACGATTGGAAATATTAAGTTAGACTCTTATACGATTACTGCACAGAATTCTGACACTGCTTCGGCGACTGGAGATTGTGCTGGTCTTAGTACTGTAACTGCAACTAGAAATGTTTTATTTGATGTTATTCAACCATGTGTTGGCGCAATACAACCGCCTAATACAGCACTATCTTCAACAATGAGAACCACAGGCGGCAGAACGCTTGAGTCAAGTGAATCAGAATATAGTTTAGATGCGACTTCAAAACAAAAACAAATTAATTTCAATGAAGATTACTATATGACTGCTCCTGGTATGGTTGCTAGTTCAATTAACGAAACAAATGAAATGTCTGGCAGCAAGTCGTTTAGTATGTCGATTGCTATGTCAACACCAGCAGATAATAATAATATTTCACCAGTTATTGATACTGCAAGATTGAGTTTATTCTTGATACAGAACAGATTGAACAATCCAATATCAGGAACCACACCAGACTTTACTGCTGAAACAACAAATTCTGGCGGTAGTACTTCAGCAAAATATATGACAAGACCTGTTATATTAACAAATGATGCTACAGCGCTTGATATTCGAGTTTCTGCTAATGTTCGTTCAACGAGTGAAATTAAAATGTATTATCGCAACACTAGTTCTGAAGATGCAAGAAAGTTAGGTGATGTTGCTTGGATAGCATTTAATTCTGATGGCACTTCTGATTCGGCTGTTCCTCCAGCAATAGATAATGTTACATTTAAAGAACACAAATTTAGTGCGAGTTCTTTGCCTGAATTTACTGCGTTTCAATTGAAAGTAGTACTGACTGGAACAAATAGTTCGTATCCTCCACTCTTAAAAGATATGAGAGGAATTGCTCTGGCGGTTTAATCTTATGAAAGACACTGCTAAAGTTGAAGGACACTCACACTTAGTTAGAGATTTAAAATCTTCTGCCATTATCAATACTGACTCTAGTGCTTATGCTCGTTACATGGCGAGAAAGACAAAGCAGAAAGAAATGAATGACGAGATACGAGGCGTTATTCGTGATGTGAATGAATTAAAAACAGAAATGAGAGAAATTAAAGACTTACTTATAGGTTTAGCAAATGGCAGATAGAGTAGTAGCATCCACAGATACATTAAATTACTTTAGACACGAGTTTAATGGTACATCAACTGATGTTGGTGATATTCAGTCTGTTCTGGATGCAAGTAGTTATATTGCTTCAGCAACTGATATTGTTGAGGCTGTAGTATTACTTAATCCAGAGCTTCCTGAAATCACAACGGACGCATTTGTATTTCCAGCATCAACTATGGTTTGGGAAGGTGCGACAGATGATGCTTATGAAACAACTTTGTCATTTACAGACCCAACTGCTGACCGTACTTGGACTTTTCCAGATGGTGGTGGTAATGTAGTATTACCAGACACTACTGATACACTTTCAAACAAAATTTTAACAAGTCCAGTAATTAACGGCGGCACATTTAGTGGTTCGTTTACTGGTACAATGAACATTACAGGCACAGTTTTATCAGGGGCAAGTCCTTTTGTCTTTGAGGGCGCAACTGATGATGCTTATGAAACAACATTAGCTATAACCGACCCGACTGCTGATAGAACACTTACAATGCCAAATGCCACAGATACAATGATAGGCAAGGCGACAACAGATACAATCTCAAACAAATCATTTGATTTTGGTGGTTCTGGTAATAGTATAACAGGTTCATTAACAGAATGGAATACTGCACTACAGGGTGATAGTTTTGCTTCATTGGCCGGTTCAGAAACAATGGCTAATAAAACTTTCACAAGTCCAACAATTAATGGTGGTACATTTAGTGGTTCGTTTACTGGTACAATGGATATTACAGCGACAGTTTTGACTGCTGCTAATCCTTTTGTCTTTGAAGGCGCTAGTGATAATGCACATGAAACCACTTGGGCCTTTACAGACCCAACAGCAGACAGAGTTATTACTATACCAAACGCAACAGATACATTAATAGGCAAGGCAACTACTGATACATTGTCGACTAAAAGTATCGATTTAGAAACTAATACCTTAACAGGCTCAATAGCAGAATTTAATAGTACTTTACAGAGCTATAGTTTCACATCATTAACTGGTTCAGAAACACTTACAAACAAGACACTTACATCCGCAACACTTACAAGTCCTGTATTGAATACTGCTATTTCTGGTAGTGCGTTCTTAGATGAAGATAATATGGCATCTAATTCTGCTACAAAGTTAGCATCTCAACAAAGTATTAAGGCGTATGTTGATAGTCAGGTTACGGCTTCAGAATTAGATATTGCACCAGATAGTGGTTCAGTACAAAATATTGATTTAGATGACGAAGTGTTGACTTTTTCTGGTGGTAATGCACTAACAACAAGTGCTTCAGGTAGTACTGTAACAATGTCTGTTGATTCATCAATAGTTCTTTTAGCCGCCAATCAAACATTGGCTAATAAGACTTTTACAGAAGCGGTAATTAATGAATTGACATTTGCGTCAGGAACCTCAATAACCGGCCTAAAAATGGGCGCAACGGGCATTGTATTTGAAGGTTCCACAACAGATAATTATGAAACAACTTTGACAGCAGCAGAACCGAAGCAAGATAATGTAATTACAATACCAGATGCTTCATTCACTCTTTTAACAACGGCAACCCACGCTAGCAAATTCGACCACCTCGTTAGGGTGATTGCATTAAGTTAGTATAAATAGTACTATGGCAGACAGAACAGTAGCAACAACAGATACCTTAGACACACTAAGAACGACTTATAACTTAACGGCAACAGATGTCGGTGATATTTCGAGCGTTACGAGTGCAAGTGGTGTAATCGCTTCAGCAACAGATATTGTTGAGGCAATTACTTTGATGAATACAGAAGTAACTGGTATTAAGACTGGTGCAACCACTTTTCAAACTAAAATCACTTTTGAAGGCGCAACTGATGATGCTTATGAAACCTCATTAGCAGTTACAGACCCAACGGCAGATAGAACAATTACTTTTCCTGATGCTTCAGGAACTGTTGTCGTAACAGATGCAACACAGACGCTTACAAATAAAACACTAACATCACCAACAATCAATGGCGGTACTTTTAGTGGCTCATTCACAGGCACACAAGATTTAACTGGACTAGTTATGTCTGGCGCAAGTCCACTAGTATTTGAAGGCGCTAGCGATGATGCATATGAAACTACACTAGCATTTACAGACCCGACTGCCGATAGAGTTCTTACAATGCCAAACGCAACCGACACTCTTGTTGGTCGAGCAACTACTGATACATTCACAAACAAAACTGTTGATTTAGGGTCAAACACTCTTACAGGTTCTTTGGCAGAGTTTAATAGTGCTTTACAAAGTGCTTCTTTTGTATCTTTAACTGGAACAGAAACATTAGAGAATAAAACTCTAACAAGCCCAACAATCAATGGTGGTACTTTTAGTGGGTCGTTTACAGGCACACAAAATTTAAGCGGAGTAGTAATGTCTGGTTCAAGCCCTCTTGTCTTTGAGGGCGCAACTGATGATGCTTATGAAACAACTCTGGCGTTTACAGACCCGACTGCCGATAGAACAATAACATTCTTTAATGCTACAGATACTCTTGTTGGTAAAGCAACAACAGACACACTAACAAATAAAAGTATCGATTTAGCGAACAATACTTTAACAGGTTCTCTTTCAGAATGGAATAGTGCATTACAAAGTGATAGTTTTGCATCATTGACTGGTTCGGAAACTTTACAAAATAAAACACTAACATCACCAACAATTACAAGTGGTGTTCTCAATACTGGCGTTTCTGGTAGTGCTATACTTGATGAAGATAATATGTCATCCAACTCTGCTACTAAAGTTGCAACGCAACAAAGTATCAAGGCATATGTAGATGCTACAGTATCTGGTCAAGATTTAGATATAAGTGGTGATACAGGCACAATTGCAATTGATTTAGATTCGACAACATTGTCTATCGTTGGTGGAACAGGAATTGCAACTACAGGCGCCGGCAATACAATAACAATAGCCGTTGCTAATACTGTAGCAACATTGACTGGAACTCAGATTTTAACAAATAAAACTCTGACAAGTCCAACATTGAACTCACCCACAATCACAGCTTTAACTGCTACTGCATTGAATTTAACAGACTCTAGTATTGTATTTGAAGGCGCAACTGCTGATGCATTTGAAACTACTTTGACAGTTGTCGACCCAACGGCAGATAGAACAATTACAATACCAAATGAAACAGGAACTTTACTTACTACCGCAAGTGCGGCGACTAACTCTTTTTCCATAGCTTTAGCGGCGGCGTTAGGATAAAGTATTATAAATAGTTATAAATATAAAAACAAGATAAACATAAAAAAAGGAAAATAACATGGCTAACGATTTTAAAAGAGTATGTACACCGAATGTAGGAACAAGTTTAACGACTATCTATGGAGTGCCCGCTGGTGCTAGTTCTTCAGCTCTTGAAACAATCGTTATCGGCATTACAATGGCAAATAAGACTACTTCGGGCGTAACCGCAAGTATTTTTATTGACAATGAGGACGGTTCAAATGATGTCTATATTGTTAAGGATGCCACTATTCCTGCAGGCGCTTCTTTAGAAGTGATGTCGGGTAATAAGCTAGTGTTGATGAACGATGGAACAAACGCAGACAATTTAGAAGCATCCGCAAGTGCTGCTAATAGTGTAGATGTTACGGTTTCAGTACTCGAAGATGTATAAACTATAGGATAATTAAAAATGGCATATTTAGGACAAGCTCCGTTTCAGGAATATAGTTCAGTACCAACGAAAGATAATTTCACTGGTGATGGCTCAACAACAGCATTTGATTTAGCGAATACAGTACCAGCTGGTGCCGAAAACGCATTAGAAGTCTATGTTAATAATGTAAGACAAGAACCAGGCACAGGCAAGGCATTTACACTAGGTGTTGATGGAAGTGGGGACCTGAAAAGAATTACATTTGCTACTGCGCCGACTAACACCCATGCCATTTATGTAATTAATGACAAAACAAATGCAACTACAATTGCACCAACACCGACTGACTTAAACGGTTCTGAATTAATCTTAGATGCTAATGCTGACACATCTATTACGGCTGACACAGACGACAGAATTGATTTCAAGATTGCCAATTACGAATCCATTTCATTTGGTAACTCATCTGGTGATGCAATTATTAAAGCAATGACCGATGCCAAAGACATTAAATTTCAACAGTATGATGGCAGAACACTTTTAGATATTAATGATGGCGGTTATATTGGAATAGCAAATGGCGCTACTGGTTCTGGTGAATTAAGAATTTACGAAGATACTGATAACGGCACAAACTATACAGGTTTCAAAGTAGGCGCACAGTCTGCTGATATAGATTATGTATTACCGACTGCTGACGGTTCTTCGGGACAACTCTTATCAACAAATGGTTCAGGAACTTTAGCTTGGGCGGCTGCAGGAAGCTTGGGTACTGATGCGTTCTCAAATGACGCCAATAACAGAGTAGTTACAGGAACAGGTTCTTCTACCATTAATGGTGAAGCGAATTTAACCTTTAATGGCTCAACTCTTGCTGTAACCGGTGCGGTTAATGTTAGTACAAACTTAGATGTTGACGGTATTGCAAACTTAGATGCCGTTGATATTGATGGTGCTGTTCAACTAGACTCTACATTAACAATTGGTGCAAACGACCAAGGTTATGATGTCATTCTTTATGGCGATACTGCGAGTGCGAATCTTACTTGGGATACTTCTGCTGATGACTTAATTCTAAACGGCGCTGCCGGACTTATTGTTCCAGTTGGCCAACTAACACTTGGTTCAACTGCTGTTACTTCAACGGCTGCAGAACTAAATCTATTAGATGGTGTTTCTGGACTCGTTCAGGCAGACTTAACAAAACTTGCTGCTGTTGATTCAACGGCCGCAGAACTTAATATTGTTGACGGCGGAACTTCTGCTACATCAACTACTGTCGCTGATGCAGACAGAGTAGTAATGAACGACAATGGCACAATGGTTCAAGTCGCTGTTACTGACTTGGCTGCATACTTTGATGACGAGATTACGGCAATGCCTAATCTTGCTTCAGTCGGCACATTGACTGCATTGACTGTTGATGATGTTGCTATAGATGGTAAAGTAATGACAATGACTGGTTCATCTTCAGATACGGCAGTCTTTACTGCTGGCACAAACGGAACTCTATCAATTGTTACTACAGATGCCGCAGCTGCAGCTGCAAACATACAGATTACTGCTGATGGTACTGCCGAACTTGCTGGTACTACAGTTACTTTAGATTCATCTGGCGGAATCACACTAGATGCAGATGGTGGTACAATCACATTTGCTGATGCTGGTTCTTCACTAGGCACAATTACTTCAAGTGGATATTCGGGTACGGCTGCGGCTGCTACAACAGTTACAATTACTGATAACGAATCTACAGACGAAAATAATGTTATAGTATTTGTTGCTGGTGCAGATGCAGATGGTGGTACTGGACTTGGTCTAGAATCAGATGGCAATTTAAACTACAACCCAAGTTCAGGCACATTAAATGTTCCTAATATTAGTGTTACAGGAACACAGACAATCGTAAACTCTGTAACAATGAATGCCTCAAACGCTGTTATCTTTGAAGGCGCTACTGCTGATGCACACGAAACAACTCTATCAACTATAGACGCTACTGGTGATAGAACAATCAATTTACCAAATGTATCAGGTACACTTCCTGTTCTTGCGGCTGCTTCTGCGACTCAAATTACATCTACACCTGAAGAATTAAACAAATTAGACGGCGCTACTGTTACTGTAGGAGAAATAAACTTAATAGACGGTGGTGCAACTGTTGGAACTACTGCGTTTGCTGATGGAGACGGACTTCTTCATAACGATAACGGCACAATGAAACAAACAAGTGCAGCGACACTTAAAACTTATATGTCTGATTTGACATTAACAACTGCCGCTCAAACAAATATTACAAGTGTAGGAACATTAAGTGCATTAACTGTTGATAATATGGCATTTAATGGCAACACACTAACGACAACATCTTCAGACTTTATAATAGATGCTTCACATGCTATTATACTAGATGCTGATGGTGCTGATATAACCTTAAAAGATGGCGGAACTGCATTTGGAGTACTTAGAAACTCATCAACAGACTTTGTAGTTAAATCTCTTACACAAGACAAAGATATCATTTTCCAAGGCAACGATGGTGGTTCTGCTATCACGGCATTAACACTAGATATGTCTGATGCTGGTACAGCTGTATTTGGTGGTTATGTAAAAATAGCAGATAGTCAAAGAGTTGTTTTTGGTGATGGTAGCGACTTATCAATATATCACGATGGCTCTAACAGTTATGTTAATAACCAAGGAACAGGTGATTTATTAATTCGTGGTAATGATGTAAAAATTCAAGATGCTGCTAGTGGTCATAATATGGGAGTTTTTATTGAAGATGGTGGTGTAGAACTTTATCATAATAATGTAAAGAAATTGGAAACACAATCTGACCATATTCAAATAACTGGTCACTGCTATGCTTCGGGAGGAAGATTTGGATTAGATGCCAACGACCATATTGATGTTGAAACAACTACTATACAGTTTTACATTAATGGTGGCGAAGAAATGCGACTTGAGGCTGATGGTGATTTGCATGTTGATGGTGATGTTATCGCTTTCTCAACTACTATTTCAGATGAAAGATTAAAACACGATATAGAGCCTATAACAGATGCTTTAGACAAAGTTAAACAGTTAAATGGTGTTACATTTACTTATAACGCAGATGATAAAAAGTCAGCAGGTTTAATTGCACAGGATGTTGAAAAAGTACTACCTTCGGCAGTATCAGAAAAAGAATTACTACTTAAAGAAAATGACGGCAAAAAATACAAAGTCCTACAGTATGACCAAACAATCGGTCTATTAGTAGAATCAATCAAGGAGTTATCAACCGCCTTGCAAGAAGCAACAAAAAGAATTGAAACATTGGAGAATAGATAATGTACATAGGAAAACCCCCAGTAAATGGATTTCACACCAAACAACAAATTTCAGGTGATGGTAGTGAAACAACCTTTACATTAGATTTTACAGTTGCAGATGAAACTTCAATTATAGTTTCAGATAATGCTGTTGTCTTAGAACCAAAAGTAGGATATAGTTTAGCAATAGGTGGCACTAAGATTGTATTTGCCTCAGCACCTGCAAATGGCCAAAGAACTTATGTACAGTTTTTAGGACAAGCAGTAGTTCAAAATCTTAGAGACCTTAATGGTTCGGCATTAATTTTAGATGCTAATGGTAATACAACAATGACTGCTGATACAGACGACCAAATAGATTTCAAACTTGGCGGTACTGATAAAGTAAGAATGTCAACAACAGCTCTTTCGCCATCAGCGTCTGACGGAACTTCTTTAGGAACATCTGCTCTAGAATGGTCAGATTTATTCTTGGCAGACGGTGCTGTAATTAACTTTGGCGATGACCAAGATGTTAGTTTAACTCATGTAGTAGATACAGGACTTTTACTTTCGAGTACAGATAAATTACAATTTGGTGATAGCGGTACATTTATTCACCAATCATCTAATGGTGTTTTAACAATAGATGGCGAAGTAACTATTGATTTAAATGCTTCTACGGCAGTTCTTGTTAGTAATGATTTAAAATTAAATAGTGATGCAGCTGTATTAGGACTTGGTGCTGATAATGATGTAACGATAACCCATGTCCACGATACAGGAATATTAATCAATAGTAGTAGAAAAATACAATTTAGTGATGCTACCCAATTTATTCACGGTTTGAGTGATACCGTATTAGCATTAGGCGCTACAGACGAAATAGACTTAACTGCTACTGCAATTGATATCAATGGTACTTGCGACATAAGTGGACAATTTTCACTTGGCGGCACTAATGTTACTTCAACTGCGGCCGAATTAAACTTAATAGACGGCGGTACTGCAAGAGGCACAACTGCTGTTGCTTCTGGTGATGGTATATTAATCAATGACGGCGGTACAATGAGAATGACCAATGTCGATACTGTATCGACTTATTTCTCATCACATAATGTTGGTGGTGGTAATATTGTTACTACTGGTGCATTAGACTCTGGTTCAATCACTTCAGGATTCGGCACAATCGACACAGGTTCATCTACAATCACAACGACTGGCGCAATTACTGGCGGTTCTTTAACTGCTGATGATGTTGCTATAAACGGCAAAGTCATCACAATGACTGGTTCATCTGGAGATACTTTCACAACAACTGTCGGCACAAACGGCGCAACAACTCTAACAACAGTAGACACCGCAGCCGCAGCTGCAAACATCACAATTACTGCTGATGGTACTGCCGAACTCGCCGGAACTACAGTTACTCTTAACTCATCTGGTGGTGTTACATTAGATGCTGACGGCGGCACAATCACATTCGCAGATGGCGGTTCATCACTTGGTACTATTACATCAAGTGGTTACTCTGGAACATCTGCTGTTGCAACTACTGTAACAGTAACAGACAATGAGTCTACAAATGAGAATAATGTTCTTACATTTGTTGCTGGAGCAGATGCAGATGGTGGTAATGTAGGGCTAGAATCAGATGGTAACTTAACATATAACCCAAGTACAGGAACACTATCGGCCACAAACCTTGTTGTTTCTGGAACGCAAACGATTACAAACTCTGTAACAATGAACGCCAATAACGCTGTTGTGTTTGAAGGTGCAACGGCAGACGACCACGAAACAACATTAACATCTATTGATGCGACAGGCGACAGAACAATTTCTTTGCCTAATGTTTCAGGCACTTTACCTGTTCTTGCGGCTGCTTCTGCTACTGCAATTACAGCAACACCTGCTGAAATCAATCTAATAGACGGCGGAACATCAAGAGGAACAACTGCTGTTGCTTCTGGCGACGGTATTCTAACAAATGATGGTGGTACAATGCGTATGACCAATGTTGATACTTTCGATACTTATTTTGCCGCTACAACGAAAACATTAACAAACAAGACATTAACAACGCCTGTGATAGACACGATTACAAGAACGGGTGATTTTACAATTGATGCTTCTGGAGATATTATTTTAGATGCTGATGGCGCTGAAATAAAATTGAAAGATGGCGGAACACAGTTTGGTACTCTTTATCAAGATAATTATTGTTTAGCAATTGATAATCCCATTCAAGATTACGACATCAAGTTTAAAGGTAATGATGGTGGTTCTGGTATCACGGCACTTACACTAGATATGTCTGAGGCGGGTGCTGCTACATTTAACTCAAATGCCTATTTCCCAGATAATGGTAATATTATGATGGGCGCTGCTCAGGACCTTAAACTATATCACGATGGTTCAAACAGTATTGTTCGAGATTCAGGCACAGGAAGTTTATTTCTTTCAGGTTCAGCCGTTGCAATAAAGAATGCTGCTGTGGATGAAAATATGATTGTCTGTACTCAAGACGGTGCTGTTCAACTTTATTATAACAATGTTAATAAATATGAAACAACTTCAGGTGGTGGACAAGTTAATGGTGACTTATATGCAACTGGTGGAAACATTGGATTAGATTCAGGAGATAAACTTGAATTTTCTAACAATGCACATATAAGTTTTGTTGTTAATGGTGGCGAAGAAGCTCGACTTGAAGCTGATGGTGACTTACATGTTGATGGTGATGTTGTTGCTTTCTCAACAACGATTTCTGATGAAAGATTAAAAGAAAACATACAACCTATTGGCGATGCATTATCTAAAGTTAGTCAGCTTAATGGTGTTACATTCACATATAAGGCAGATGGTAAAGAGTCTGCTGGACTTATTGCACAAGATGTCGAAAAAGTATTACCTTCTGCAATAACAGAAAAAGAGTTACCTTTGAAGATAGATGACGGAAACGAATATAAAGTTCTACAGTATGACCAAACAATCGGTCTATTAGTAGAGGCAATCAAAGAATTAAAAGCAGAAATAGACGAACTAAAAGGAGAATAATATATGGCAATGCAATCAAGCGGACAAATAGAGATTAGTGAACTCGTTGCTGAATTTGGCGGTTCTGAACCTCATCAACTAAGTGAATATTATGGTGGTGGTGATAATGTGCCACAAGGAGCTAATCCCCAATGCCCAACTTCTGGTGAAATACAGATGTCTGATTATTATGACGCTGTAGCAGCAACTGTAATAACTTGTGGTAGTAATACAAACAACTACAACATTAAAACTGCTGTACAAAATGCTGGCGGTGACCAAAATACACCAGTTATACTGACTATTAGTAGTGGTGTAACAGTAGGTTCTACATCAACCAGCACTCCTGCAATGAAAACAGATACAGGTTGGGGCTCAGGAGTAACTATTAACATTACTAATAATGGCTCGATTGTAGGCGCTTCAGGCTCTAACACATCAGCTAGTCCAGGTTCAGGTGGAGGCGGTGGTGGTACAGGCGGTTCAGGAACATCACAAGCAGTCGGCACATCTGGTGGTACAGGAAACGCAGGTTCAGGAACAGCAGATTCTGCTAATAATGGCGGTAACGCTTTTGAACATTCACAAACTGCTGACAATAATTTATCCGTAATTTTCGACACAGCTGGTACACGAACTGGGGGTGCTGCAGGAACTAAAACTATTACTGGAAACGGTGGTGGCGGAGGCGGCGGCGGACGCTCAGCATGGTGGCAGAATGCCGGCGGCGGTGGCGGTGGTGGTGCAGCTGGTGGCGGAGGCGGTGGCGGCCGCACTTCTGGTTCATCTGGTGGTGCAAACTCAGGCGGCGGCGGTGGCGCTGGTGCTCCAGGCGGTGGATGGAGTGGTGCAAACTGTGCCGGATATAATGGTCACGGCGGCAATGGCGGCTCTGGGGGCAGTCTTGGTGCTAGTGGTTCTGGTGGTGCAGGCGGCGGCCCTCGAACAAATAATTGCCACGGCGGTCAAGGTGGTCCAGGTGGCGGCTCAGGCGGCTCAGCTGGCTCAAATGGTACTGCCAGTGGTTCAGCGGGTTCTGCTTTAGCGGGCAATACAGGCCAAATTTCATAAAATAAAGGAGAGATAGACAATGGCGATAACATTAAAAGCAAGACGCTCTTCAGGGGACCAGTACACGAATGAAGATAATATAGAGCTTGTATTTGATTACTCTGGTGAAGGAAAGATGCATGAAGCATTTGTTACCATCGAACAGGTATCAGGTGTAACAGCAACTCATGGTGGTGGAGCTCCAGCAGGAGAATGGTTACACTACAAGGCATACGATTTACACGCAGATGATGCTGGTTATATAGATTATACAAACACAAATGTACAGGTACATCAAAAAACAAAGGGTACATCAGTCATTAAAGTAAAGTGTAAATACATTACAAAAGCACAACATGACGCCTTTAAAACAGCACTTGATGATTGGAATGAAGAATATCTGGTTGAAACAGTTTTAAAAGACGGAACATCAATGTTTACACAACCGGATGCTGATGCTCCTGAACAACCAGCATCGACCTTTACTACTTTGACTACGGGTAATATTACATTAACATGGGGAGATGATTCTTTTGTATAATGCACAAAATTATTGATGAATTTAAGATGCTGTCTAGCGCTGAAGAAGCGGCCGCTAGACTAGAAATATGTAAGGCATGTGAGCACATGGAAATGAGAATAGGACAAGAAATTTGTCGTGAATGTCTTTGTGTGCTTAGATGGAAGGCAAGAGCAAAACCAGCACAATGTCCGTTAGGAAAATGGTAAGATAATCTCTACAATATCCGTATCTATTTGATGATATAAATAAGGATATAATATAATGAGGAGTGATAATGAATACAGATAGTATTGGAATTAAAACTATGAGTTTTAAGTTCCCAGAAGTGAATTGTCGGGAGATGATAGAAATATTTGAAGCCGCAATGCTCACAGAACCAGCTACAGCGCACGAATCAATTCCAAACAAACCCAATGCAATGGCTAGAAATGATTTTTATCATATTCTAGATGTATTTGAGCCCAAACACGCTATATTAGTAAACGAATATCTTGACAAAGCGTTTCAAGAATACTCTGATACTTTTCCAATTCTTAGAGAAGAAAACATATATAGTATTAAACAGAAAATTCAAAAGACTCCTGTAGGTGGAGGCTTTCACAGATGGCATTGTGATAATTTAAGTCCTACAACTTCACGCAGAATACTAGTATGGATGATTTATTTGAATACTGTAGATGAAGGCGGAGAAACAGAATTTTTGTATCAAAGTGAAAGAACTAAACCAGAACAAGGAAAAATAGTTTTAGCGCCTGCTGATTTTATGCACACACATAGAGGCAATCCGCCAATCTCAAACGACAAATACATTATTACAGGGTTCTTTAATATCAGTACGCATGGCGAAGATATAGATATGTTACTAGTATGAACGAAATCTTATTAACTAAAGTAGAAACGCACAATGTTATTAAAGATACATTGCTTGATTTAATTAATTCTCAACCTAGTGGGCCAAATGATAATACAAACGATAAAGTAAGTAGATTAGATTGGTATCAATCAGAAGATTTTACTAGAAAGTGGGTTCAATATTTTATGCCACATTTTAACAAAACTTATCAATCGCTTGTGGATAAGCTTGGTTATAAAACTTTTGATGTAAGAGGAATTTGGTATCAACAATATGAACACAATGATGTACATGAATGGCATTTGCACAGCGACAACTATACTGGATTGTATTACTTAGAAATGCCTAATCCTGTCGAAACACAAATTTATAGCAATGACGAAATAATAGATTTGCCAGTATCAGAAGGCGATTTGGTTATATTTCCTGGTTATAGAATACATAAAGCGCCGACTAATGTAGCAAAAACACGAAAGACAATTATATCTTTTAATGTTAATTTCGAAGGCATACAAGAAAAACTTCTTACAAAAATTAAAAAATTAGAAGATGAGCGTAAATAGTATTTGTATTGTCGGCGGTGGCTCAAGTGGGTGGATGATGGCTGTAGCTTTAAACAAACAATTGCCACATATTAAAGTTACATTAGTTGAATCACCTAATGTGCCAGTTATAGGCGTAGGTGAATCAACAATACCATTTACAACTGCATTTATTAAAGATACTCTAGGCTTTAAAGAAAAAGAGTGGATGCCCTTTTGTGATGCTACATACAAAGCGGCTATTAAATTTAACAATTTTACTTCTGAAAAAAGTATCTGTTATCATCCTTTTTGGACAAGAGAAGAACAAGATTTAAACCCTTATGACTGGGCAATTAAACAAGAACTTACAAATTTAGACAAGCCTGACACAGATGATTATTACGGCACAAACTTTATTGGTTATCATATGGGCGAGAACAATAAGTTTGATTGTTTGCCAGACGAAGGATTTTCTTATGCTCATCATATAGATGCAATTAAATTTGGACAATATTGCAAAACTAAATTTAAAGGTACACACATACTTGCTAATGTAGACCATGTAAAAGTTGATGGTTCTACAATTGTTTCAGTAACTACAGACAAAGGGTTAATAGAAGCTGATATGTTTATAGACTGTACTGGATTGAAGTGCCTGTTGATTGATGGCGCTTTGAAAGAACCATTTGAGTCAATAAATGATACTTTATTAAATGATACTGCTATTACTTGTCGTATGCCTTATGTCAATAAGTCTAAAGAATTAGAGCCATTTACAGACTGTACTGCGCTTTCATCAGGCTGGGTGTGGAACGCACCTTTATGGTCACGGATGGGCACAGGATATGTATTTAGTAGTAGATTTCAGTCGCAAGAAGATGCACAGAAAGAATTTAAAAACTATTTAGTTAAACGCTTTGATAAAAAACGAGTTGACAATGCAGAGTTTAATGTTGTTCAGTTTAAGACAGGAAAGTACAAACGAGGATGGGTAGGCAATTGTCTTGCACTCACTTTAGCTTCAGGATTTATAGAGCCTTTAGAATCAACTGGTCTTGCTATAACTGGATATCAAATAGAAGAATTCATTAAACAAATCAAAACTTCTAATAATTCAGCTTTCGTCAGAGCTTCTTACAATAAAAAACTAGATGAAATATTTAAAGATACACACAATTTTGTGTTGTTACATTATGTAAATACTACTAGAGATGATAGTCCATATTGGAAATACATACAAAATAACATTAAAATTACTGACGACTTTGTTGATTATAGTACAAATATTAGAAGTGATTGGTTTGATATAAAATCTAAAGACTGTATTTTGATAGGAATGAACTACCCAGTAAAAAATTTAATGTGGAGAGATGTAGAATTAAATCAGTACACCAAATCTCAACATAAAGAAATATTAAAAGAGCTTAGTTATTTAAAAAATAGAAAAGCGTATTATATAGAGAAAACTGAAGAAATGTCATTGGTGACTGATTACTTAGAAAAAAACATATACTCAACATTATGAATAAAGAGAATGGTTAATATTATAAATATAAGTAAATCACTAAATTTATAGGAAATTTGAATGGCAACGATACAAAATCTTACAATCGACCAAGATGCTGATTTCACACAGACATTAACCATTAAAGATTCTACTGGAACTGTTGTCGATATATCAGGACAAACAGTTACAAGTAAACTGAGAAAGACTCATCTATCATCAAGTGCTACAGCATTTACTACTGCAATTGTAAGTGGTACTGACGGCACATGTTCAATTACACTCACAGATACAGTAACAGCTTCTCTTACTGAAGGACGGTATGTGTGGGATTTAACAACAACCACTAGTGGTGGGTTAATTACTAGACGAATTGAAGGAAGAGTTACAGTAACGCCTAGTGTAACAAGATAAATATATGAGTAAGAACTACAAAGGTTGGTCGCCACATCTAGTATCTAGATTTGAAGAAAACAAAAAGGAACTAGAGATAGATATAGACCCAGATATAGAGAAAGAAATTGCTCAGTTACAAGAGGCAAAATTCTCTGAAAAGATTAAAGAAATAAAACTTGTTGACAAGAAAGAAGAACAGAAAGTCGAACTTGCAGATGAACTTGGAAGTTTTTTCGGTGCCATCAGTAAGGCAAAGACAGACTTAAGCGAAAAGATTAAGAAAGAGGAAGTCAAAATTGAAGGGTTAGAAGAACTGTTCAAAGAAATGGCGGCCGCAAAGAAGAAAAAGAAAGTAGAAAAGAAAGTATTATTAGTAGAACCAGAGAAAGCTCCTACAAGGTCTCCTGAAGAAGATGAAGGCTATGTAGAAGAATATAAAGCAGAAGAAATAGTTTCTGAATTAGAAGAACTGGCAGTATTAGAAGAAGAAGTTTCAACTAAAACTGTAGATAAGATGATTGATAAAGTTAAGAAGCAAATTTCTAGTATGAAAAATGCTAACGAACTTGATAAAGAAAGAATTAAACAATTATCAGACCTTGACACTTGGGAGAAACTTAAAGAAGAATTTTTAAATTTCAAACATGTAGTCAATGTTCAGTTAGGAACAGTAGGCGGTGGAGGTTTAGACCCTCACAACATTTATTCAGACTTTTTGCCAGCGCAAACTAATACTTACAATTTAGGTAGTGCGAATAGACGATGGAAAGATATATTTCTTTCTTCTAACTCTATTAACTTAGATGGTGCGACAATTTCTTCAGATGGTACAGGTGCAATTGCGATTGCAGCCTCTGGTGCTACATTACCATCAGGTTCTAAAACAGCAGATGGTAATGCCCTTGCAGTTATGAGTGCTGACTCAACTGGTACGATTTCTAAACCAATTCGTAGAGTTGATTTCTTTAGTGCAAGTGGAGGACTAAGTACTGCTAATGCTACATTTGAATTTAGTGCAGAAGTGCAAGACAGATATGCATTTACCGATAGTAATACTTTTCAATTGGCAAACGGAAGTAATTTAACAGATTCAGGAATAACATTGTTCCAATTATAGGAAGATTATGAGTGCAAAAACACCAATAAGAACAGTTTTTAATGCAAGTGATGTTGCAACAGGATTAGCAGAATATCAATCAGGCGAATTTATACCCCTATCACACGGTGGTATTGGCGCCGCTCTTTCGATAGGCACCGCAGGACAAATATTAAAAGTCAATTCTGGCGCAAGTGCATTAGAATTCGGTGATGTTACTGCAATTGTTAATATTGATGCGGCTACTGACGGTTCTAGTGCTACCTTGGCGGCATCTGATAAGTTTCTTTTCTCAGATGGTGGTACAGAGAAATACTTACTCGCATCACAGATAGACACTTATGTTTCAGGCACATCATCAACACTTACAAATAAAACATTAACTGCACCGACAATTAATGGTGTTGTTGGCGGAACTACAACTTCACAAACAATCAGTACATTAACAACAGGTACAATTTCTGGTAGTAGTTTAACTTTAGATTCGGCTGCAGATATTATATTAGATGCTGGTGGTGCTGATGTTTTATTAAAAGATGATGGTACTACTTATGGTTCATTAACAAATTCAAGTGGTGACCTAATTATTAAATCAGGCAGTACTACTGCAATAACAATGAGTGGTGCTAATGTTACTGTTGCTGGCGACTTAACTGTTTCTGGTACAACAACTACAGTTGACTCATCAACAATTAATATTCAAAATGCTTTTGTTTTTGAAGGCGCAACTGCTGATGCACACGAAACAACATTAACAACCGTAGACCCAACTGCTGATAGAACAATATCATTACCAAACGCAACTGGTACAATTGTTCTAAAAGACACAACAGACACACTAACAAACAAAACTTTAACTGCACCAATAATTAATGCAGCTACAGTAACAGGTGTTGTTCATTTTTCAGGCGCAAGTCCACTAGTATTTGAAGGTGCAACAGCTGACGCCTACGAAACAACTTTTACAATTACAGACCCAACGGCAGATAGAACAGTTACAATTCAAGACGCTTCTGGTACAGTCGCATACCTAACAGACATTACAGGCGGTGGCGCTTCTGAGTTCT